ACAGGAAGGCCCGGACCTCCCTACCCCCCCCGGAACCGGGTAAAAACGGTCAAAAACGAGTGAAAAGCACACGAAATGCAGGAAAAAAACTACGAAATCGAGGCCCCGATGCTTTGGGAGCAGCCAAGGCAGGTCGGACCTATCGAAGAAAATGTAAAAAAGGTGATTACTGACCTCGAAGAACAAAAACTACTTCGTGGAAAGCACCTCGCTACAGCTGCTACATGTCTTTCGATGGCAGCAGCTGTCGATAGGGGGATGCTCGGCGGTCCTAAAGGCGTGAGCGTAGCGACTGCACACCTCGCGCGGTTGCTCATGGAATCTATCGACACGCTTCCTGAGCCTGATCGTGGTCAAGATGAGTTTTACGATGCTCTCGATGCGCAGCTGCAGGCCCTCACAGAGGAAGCTCTCGTATGAGTGGAGAAGCTCGCTACGCTACGCGTCGCAATGAAGCTAATCCGACGTATGGTGCGCGCGTCGCTCACATCGCAGCTACCGTCATGGGCACTCCCCTCATGCCGTGGCAGCGACAGGTAGCTGATGTAGCACTAGAGCTTGACCCGAAGAATCCCGGAGCTTGGCGTTATCCCACGGTGGTAGTCTCTGTTCCTCGACAGTCAGGAAAAACCGCGCTGATGCGCGCGGTTGCTGTTGATCGTATGCTCTCGTATCGCTCGCACCTGATCCAGATGACAGCGCAGACCGGTAAGGATGCTAGAAAGCGATGGGATCAGATCGTAGAAGCGCTGCACGTTGAGAAGCATCCCAAGCGGTTTAAGAAGCTCGCATCTAAGGGATCGGAGTCCCTCGAATATTTGCGCTCTGGATCGAAAATCCAGCCGTTCGCTCCCACTCCCACCGCTGTGCATGGTGACAGCCTTAATCTCGTAATGATCGACGAGGCTTGGGCGTTTGATGAAGTGTCAGGAACAGCGCTCACCGCTGCAGTTGCACCGACGTTTCTCACGGTGATCGACTCGCAGCTGTGGATCGTCTCGACGAAGGGCACTGCGAAATCTGCATATCTGAATGGTCTGATCGAGCGTGGTCGCGCGGCTGTAGGCGATCCAGACAGTGAGCTTGCTTATTTCGAGTGGAGTGCAGACCCTGAAAAAGTCTCGTGCGATCCTTACGGCCGTGAAACGTTGAGTTTCCATCCTGCTATTGGACATACGCAGACCTACGAAAAGATTCTCACCGTTGGAAAAGATGAATCACTCTCGACATGGCTCCGCTCGTATCTGAATCTCACTGACAGTACAGGCATCCAGAGCATTGTTGATCTTGCCGTGTGGGACTCGCTCTCTGCCGATATTGACATGCCTGATGATCCCGGCGACGTGACGCTTGCCTTCGATGTCGCAGAAGATCGAAGCGCTGCGACGATCTACAGCGCATATAAAACCGCTGATGGTGTGCACATGCGTCTCGTGGCTACCGATAACGGCTCAGCTTGGCTCGCACCGATGCTCGTGCGCTTGTACAACGCTGGATACGCGCACATCGTCGCTGACTCTGTAGGACCTACTCGCACCGTCGTAGACGATGTGAAAGCCGAGGGCATCGAAGTCGAGACACTAACTAGCCGTGAATATGCATCGGCCTGCCAGTGGCTCATCGATAAGACCACGGCTGGAGAGATCAGCCACGATACGAATCACCATGTTTCGACCGGGCTCGAAACTGTTGAACTAACAACAATCGGTGGGACAAAAGCATTCTCACCGACTCGCACGGCAACGCCTATCGACGCTCTGCGCGCTCTGACAATCGCTGGATGGAGCGCAGCGACACAGCAAACCGGATTGCAGCTATTCATCCAAGGATAACCATGTACAAGATTTATGTAGACGGCTCCGACTGTACGTTTCTCCCGATCTGCTCATGCGGATGGCGCGGTGATATCTCCCGCTCGCGTTCGTATGCATGGAAGAACGCGCGCACGCACGAAATGTCATGTCATGTAGGCGGTACGCAGGCAGCGCACGCGCTCGATAACGACACTCGGCGCGTCGCATCGAAGAAGCGTGGAAAAGTCGCAACACGATGATGTCCATGAAGTTGCTCGAAGCAATTGGGATCAGTACGCGCGGTGCGCAGCAGAGTCTCTCCCCTGCTGTGCTCCCGCCCGCGCGTGAGGACAGCTTAGGCATCGATGCGCTCATTGGCTTAGAGAGCGTGTTTCGCTCCCTTACCTACCTGCAGACTCTCGCTGGACAACTCACGATTGACTGCTTTAAAGAAGCAAAGCCCGTAGCGTCGCAGCTGATTGATGCTCCCACATTTGAAATGACTCAGCGTGAGTGGATCATCAGGAACGTTGCGCAGCTGTCGATCAGCGGCAACGCGTTCTGGAAGATCACGCGCGATCCTGCAGGGAAAGTCATCAATATCGAGGTGATCGACTCAGCGCGTGTCTCTGTCGCTCAAGATGCGAACTACAAGGCCGTTTACGCTATCGATGGTCAGGAAATCGCATCAATGTCTATCGCGCACCTGCGGTACCTCACGCTCCCTGAGCGTCAACTCGGATTAGGCCCGATCCAAGCGGCCCGCGCGGGATTAACCGGCATGGTCAAGCTGCAAAAGTACGCAGATGACCTATTCACGCGTGGTGGCATCCCCTCTGGCATCCTCACTACCGATCAAGCGCTGACATCGGAGCAAGCCGAAGAAGCGTCACGTCGGTGGGATAACAATATGCGCGCAGGAAAGACAGCTGCGCTCGGTAAGGGCCTCGATTGGAGAAGCGCAGGAGTGAGTCCCGCTGACCTGCAATGGCTCGAATCGCAGAAGTGGAACACCACGCGCATTGCGCGGCTCTTCGGTATTCCCCCGCACAAGCTCGCAGCAGCTGTCGAAGGTGCCTCGCTCACCTATCAGAATATCGAGCAATCTTCGCTTGACTCGCTGCGCGATACGCTCATGGGCTATCTCTCCCCTATCGAAGATGCGCTCACGCGCCTTCTTCCTCGTGGGCACTATGCGCGCTTCAACCTCGACGCAGTGCTTCGACCCGATACCAAGACACGCTATGAAGCACATGAAATCGGCCTGCGCGCAGGATTCTTGACAGTCGAAGAAGTGCGCGAAATGGAAGGCCGTGGCCCGATCCAAACAGGAGCAGCAAAGGAATGAAAACCACCACTATTGACCTGAACTGCAGGTTTACCGAAAACGAAGCAGAATCGCGCACGTTCACCGCTATCGGCGTGCCGTGGAACAGCGTGTATGACACAGGATGGGGATATCGAGAGCGCTTCGCACCTGACAGCGTAGACGCTACAGGCGCTGTCCTCGTCTATCAGCACCGTGAACCCATCGGCACGATCATTGCGACACGCTCAACCGACGCTGGCCTTGAAATCGACGCGCGCATTTCAAACACACCGCGCGGTGACGAGGTTTACACGCTGCTGCGCGATGGAGTGCTGCGCTCGATGAGCATCGGATTTGAACCTATCGACGTGCGCGAAGAAATGCTAGACGGTGAACCCATCGCAACCATTACGCGCGCACGCGCAATCGAATTCTCTGTTGTCCTCAATCCCGCTTATAAAGACGCTTCCATCACGGAAGTGCGCTCTCAGGAAGGAACCAACCCAATGACCCAATCGACCGTTGACATTGACGCGCTGCGCGCGGATGTGGATCACCTCACGCGCGCTGTGAGCCTGATTAACACGCCTGAGCCTGCAGCTCCCGTCGCTGACACTCGCAGCGCTGGAGACTTCCTAAAGGCTCTTGCAACCGGAGACGAAGCGACTCGCGCAGCACTTTCGCCGTTCATGGCACGTAACTACGACGGTGGCGTGTCAGGTGACGATAAGCGCACCGAAACTCCCGTATTCATCCGCGATCTGACTCGCATCATCGACAACGCGAATCCCATCGCGAAGCTGTTCGCTACCGGCGCGCTCCCTGCTACCGGTATGAGTGTCGAGTTCGCAGAGCTGGATACCAACACTATGCAGGTAGGCAAGCAGGAAACTGAAGGCAGTGACCTGCATCGCGGTAAGGTGTCAGTCAAGACGCGCACCGCTGCTATCGAGACTTTCGGCGGTGCAGCGACGCTGAGCTTCCAAGAAATCCAGCGCTCGACCTCTCCGATGGTTGCCCTGCACCTAAAGGCGATGGCAATCGACGCAGGCCGCGCAGCTGCTGACAGCTTCCATGCCTTCTATGACAAGACCGTGAGCACCTCCACGGCAACACCTATCGCGATTAAGAAGGAAGCAGCCGCGATCAAGTGGGCAGACCTGCTCGCAATGATCGTCGATGCTTCGCACGCGTATCAGGAGCTGTCACTGTCGCTCGATGGCCTCATTGTGGACCGCGCAACGTTCCTTGCTCTCGGCTCGCTCACCGACACCGCTAACCGTCCTCTGCTGACTGTCACTGGCAGCGGCATGAACGCTGTCGGCTCCCTGAACACCTCGGCACTGACTGAGGAGATCGGCCCGCTGAAGATCGTTCCCGATTTCTCGGCAACCGCTGAAATGACCAAGAAGCAGATCGTCGGAACCTTCTATAACTCCGAAGCGCTGCGCACGTACACCTCCGGTCTCGCGCACCTGCAGGATGACAACATCATCAACCTGTCTCGCGATATGAGCGTGTACTACTACGCTGCTCACGCTGCTGAGATTCCTAGCGCGCTGATCCCCTTCAAGGTCGGAGCATGACAAACGTGCAACTGGCAGAGCGTCTCCGGCATCACGTGGGTGCCGGAGCCTCTACCACGCTCGAATCTCTCGATCAGATCGTGAGCGAAGCGCAGGCCCTCGTCGAAGCGTTCGCAGGAACGTACCGCTCAAAAATTCCCGGTCCCGTATGGGAGCGCGCAGTGCTCGAATGCGCCTCGGAGCTTTATGCGAAGCAGAACGCTATCGGCGGCATCGTTTCCGACTTCTCAGACGGCCCTACCGTGCGCTTAGCTCGTGATCCGATGGTAGCCGCGCGGCCCCTGTTGGCCCCTTATGTGCCCTTGGGATTTGGATAAATGAACGCGATCCGATCAGCACGCGAAGAACTCGCTAACACCATCCGTGAAGCTACCGGATTTGATATCTACGACTACGAGCCGGATCGTCTGTCACCGCCTTGTGTGCTCGCAGTACCTCCCGATAGCGGAACGTGGATCACTCGCACGTCATACGGAGCGCTCACAGTAGGTGTGCGCATCCTCATCATCACGCGTCCCGGAGATAACAAGACGGCTCTCGAAGCGCTCGACGAAATGGCCTCACAGGTCGTTGACTCGCTCAACGAGGGAGTTACAAACCTTGAAGTTTCCGCACCGTTTACCCTTCTCGTCAACCAGACAACGAGCTTCCCTGCTCTTTCCATCACGTGCAACGTGAACATTGTCAACTGAAAGGATAACCATCATCATGGGAGCATCTACGACAGCACCGAAGGAATCGCCGCGCCTACGCGGTAAGAAACTCGGATTTAACCTCAATGGCAAGGAAGTTTGGCCCGACATGTCGAGCGCCGAGCTTGCAGCAGCCGATAGCTCCGATGGAGACACCTTCGGGAGCATTCAGGCAGGTGGAACCACGATGAAGCTGAGTCTCTCAGCGATCCAATCCACCGCTAAGACGAGCCTCTGGCGTTTCCTCTTTGAACATGTCGGTGAAACTGTTCCCTTCGTGTTCGCACCTCACGGCAACACCACTCCCACCGCTGATGAGCCGATCATCACGGGTAAGTGCACCATCGAAAAGCCCCCCGCGCTCACCTCGAAGGTCAACGAAACGTCTACGTTTGACATTGAGCTTCCCGTGACCGAGTGGAAGCTCAACGAGACCGGGCCTCTTCCGTCCTGATGCCTATCGTCGGCTACCGGATCGAAGGGCTATCTAAGGCCCTTCGCGCTCTGGAAGCAGCCGGAGCGGATAGCGACAACCTGCGCGGCCTGATGCATCAGGTCGGTGAACTCGTCGCAGCTCGTGCGCGTGAACTCGTCCCGTATGACAGCGGAATGCTTCACGGCACGATCCGCTCCGGCTACGCAAAGCAAAAAGCAACAATCAGGGCAGGATTTGACTCCCGTCCCGTCAAATACGCAGCCGTCATTCATTACGGATGGCCCAAGCGATCTATCAAGCCGCGCCCATTCTTGACAAAAGCCCTTGAAGATCGACAGCTTCAAGCTCTCGCAGCCCTCGAGGAAGGCATGGGAGCGATCCTGCATAAACGTGATTTGAAATGAGAAAAAATGAACTTCGATAGTTTCACGATTGCTGAAATCCGGCTCATGGAAGAAATTTCCGGAGTATCTTTCCGGCAAATCGAGAAGGAAACAACCCCCATCGGCGGCATCTTCCAAGCAATCATTTTCGTGGTTGCGCGTCGCATGGGTAAGCCTCTCACGCTCGATGAAATCGATGCTCTTTCGATGAAGGAAGCAGAGCCCTATTTTGAAGGGCTCTACGAAGGCGAAAACCCTACGAACTGACACGCGCACGGCAAAAAGCGCGCGTGTGTCTCGCAGCTCATATGCAGCCGAGCGAGTATGAAAACCTCACTCTGCTGGAGCTTAGAGAGTTCATCACTGCCATCAACCAACAGCGCACATAGGAAGGTCCCGCGATGGGTAAGCAAACAGTAGTTGTCAATATCCTTGCAAATACTAGCGGATTCCGTCGCGGGATCGACCACGTTACAGGCGCTCTCGGCACTCTCACCTCGACAGCAACAAAGACAGTCGGTGCTCTCGGGCTTTCGTTCGCTGGCCTCGCAGCTACGAAGGGCATCGCGCGCTCGATGAAGATCGAGGAAGCGCAGGCGAAATTGCGCGCGCTCGGCGCTGATGCAGCGACGGTGAGCCAAGTATCAGAAGATGCGCTGAAATCGGTCAAGGGCACTGCCTACGGCCTCGACGCAGCTGCAACCGCCGCCGCCTCTGCGATGGCCGCGCAGATCAAGCCCGGCAAAGACATGGCGCGCTATCTGAGCCTCGTCGCTGACACTGCCCAAATCGCAGGCGTGAGCATGGAAGAAATGGGCAGCATCTTCGGGAAAGTCGCAACTAACCAAAAAGTTACGACGATGGAGATGAACCAGCTCGCTGATAAGGGCATTCCGATCTGGAAGTATCTATCAGACGAGTACGGTGTGAGCACCGAAGCGCTGCGAAAGATGGTCACCGATGGCAAGGTTGACCTCGATCACTTCCTCAGCGCTATCGAAAAAAACATTGGTGGTGCTGGCAAGATCATGGCAGACACCACTAAGGGAGCATGGTCTAACATGCTCGCTGCTGTCTCTCGCTTTGGTCAAGTTGCCGCGTCTCCGATCTTCCCACACATTAAAACTGTCTTTTTTGAAATGACGAAGGGCATCGATGCTCTCACCTCTGCTATCAAGCCATACGCTGACAGGCTCGCAGAGTTTCTCGGTCCTCGTATTCAAGCGCTGCTGTCTGGAGTCGGTGAGCGCGTAGCAGGCAAGATCATTGAAGGCGCAAATCGCCTCTCTGAACTTCCAACGCGCGTCGCAGCTGTCATGGAAGCGGTGAAATCCCGTATCCGAAACGCAACAGGTGTCGATCCAGATGCTGTCGCAGCTCGTTTCACCGCTATCGCAGGCAAGATCACCGTCGCTCTGCGCGCTATGCTTCCCGCGTCATTGCCTGATTTCGCGAACGGAATCGGTGAAAAGCTCGGCTCTGTCTTTGAAACTCTTCGACCGATCCTGCAAGGCACGTTTAGTGCTCTCGCGCCTCTGCTCGCACCTATAAAAGAAGCATTCAGTCAGATCGTCCCCGTCATCACTCAGCTGATTGGCCCTGCAGCTCAGCTCGCTAGCGCATTTTCGCCCGTGCACTTCCTGATGCAGTCACTCGTGCCGATGCTCCCGAAGATTGCAGGAGCACTCACTACGGGTATCAGCGCTGCTCTTCCCATCATCACGAATCTTGTCACCACGCTTGGGAACACTCTCGCACCTTTGCTTCCCACCATTAGCCTGCTCGTGCAAAATATTGCCGAGCAAATCGGTGGAGTACTCACCGACGCGCTTGTATCCGTCATGCCTACAGTGGTTGTGCTGATTAAGACAATTGCTGATGTCGTCACGGCAATTTTGCCCTCTCTTACTCCCCTGCTGCAGGGTATCGCTGATGTGGTGCAAGCCGTGGTGCAGGCAGTCATGCCTCTAGTGCCTATCGTCACAGCATTGGTGACGCGTATCGTGGGGATGCTTGTCCCTATCCTGCCTTCGCTTGGCACGCTACTCGCAACCGTCGCAACGCTGCTTGGGCATCTGTTCACTGCACTGTCACCGCTACTCACAGCTATCGGTAACGTCGCCTCGATTCTCCTGAATGTTCTTTCAGCGATCTTGACTCCGCTGATTGGAGCCTTGACAACCGTTGCACAAATAATCATGGATGTGCTCAGCACGGCCATTAGCGCGCTTGACCCGATCATCAGTGCAATCGTCGCTGTTCTTTCCACCTTCGCGAACGTGCTCACAGGTGTTGTCGCAACGGCTATTCAGTTTATCGCGGGAATCTTTAACACTGTCTGGACCGGCGTTTATCTTGTAACGCAAACGGTATGGACAGCGATATCAACAACCATCGGCAGCGCAGTTCGCTTTATCTCTACAATCGTTTCTACCGTCATTTCAACCATTACGAACATCTTTAACGGTGGATGGAACGCTATCGTCGGAGCCGCTCGCGGTGCGATGAATTGGCTACAAAACGCGGTTGCAGGTGGCATCAGTGGCGTGCTCGGCCTTATTGCATCCCTGCCCTCACGTGCTCTCGGCGCGCTTGGAAATCTTGGATCAGCGCTGTGGAACGCTGGCTCACAGCTAATTCAAGGCTTCATTGACGGCATCAAACACATGTTTGGCAAGGTTAAGGATAGCCTCGGATGGCTCACGAATAAGCTTACGAGCTGGAAGGGGCCTGAGTCCCTCGACCGTCGTCTGCTCACGCCTGCTGGCTCGATGATTATTGATGGCCTTATCAACGGATTTGAGCGCAGATTCCCGGCTGTGCGAAGCTCGCTCGGCGGCTTGACCGACATGATTTCTAACACCTCATTTGACGCGCTCGATCCGAGCGCGATCAGCGCTGCAGGTGGACATGTAACTGTCGTTAATATCCGCGTTGACGCGCAGATGCTTGAACCGACTCCCGAAAACGGTAGGAAGCTCGCAGACAGTCTCAACGAGTACATGCGACTGAACGGAGTGAATCGATGATTACGCTCGCACCTCCGCGCGCTGATGAGTGGAGCGGTGGAACTGTGCAAACGCTTGGCACGCGCACCGTGATTACCGGAATCACTACAGCCGCTGTGTGCAAAATCGAGTATCTTCCTATCGGTCATACGCTCACTGCGCGCGCGCTCGTGCGATCTGCAAAGAAGTGCGCTGTCACCATCGCAGAGACCTATCACCTCATCCCGGCGAACACTCCCACCACCGTTGAAGCGACGTTTACCTGTGGTGCAAGTTTCGAGATCACGATTGCTGGAGCAAATCGCGTTGAGCTGGAAAACCTCACGATTACCGACCCCGTGCACATTCCAGCTGAGCCGTATCCCGCGCACGTGCTGAGCCTGCAGGCGTATTTCCCGCTGATTGGTGATCTCGGCGCTCGCTTTGATTACTCGCGCTTCAATCGTGACGCATACAGTCACGGTGTCCCGCACCATAGCGCTGCAATGTTTAACGAGTCTCTATGGGATACGAAGCGTTTCTATAGCGAGAATCTAACTCATGATTGGCAGGATATTACCGCGCCTGTAACGTCTCTGAGCGTTACGCGTGGGGTAACGAATCGCGGCCCGATTTTCGCAGCTGAGGTAGGAATCTTGACTATCAGCGCTGCAGGTGGCCTTGATCCTCGCGAACTCGGCTTGACATACGGTGCTCCCGTGCGCCTCGTGTATTGGCCTGATCGTGTTCCCGTGTTTACCGGCAACCTCACGAGTCAGTCAATCGAGATTCAGCCCCCACGCTCCGCAACACCGTATAACGTCACGCTCACCGCGTCTGATGCCGTGGCACGCCTCGCACAGATCACGCGTCACGGTGCGCGCGTGGATGCATCTAATACTCCTGAGCCGTGGGTTAGGCGCATCGAGCGCCTCATGCGAAGCGCGCCCGATGTTGCATATTCCACGCCGTCATCTTCCTACATCGATATGTGCCCTTCGGTTTGGGAAACCAATCTAGCGAAGCATATCGACGCGGCCTGCGCGTCGGTTGGTGGCATGTGGTGGGTATCCCGAAACAACGTCGTAAATATCAGCGCTGCTCGTCCCTCGACCACCGCGGCTATCACTCTTAGCGACGCTGAGGATACGGACCTGCAGGCGCGCAGGTGGAGCTACACCGCTAGTGATACAAAGTGGGATTCAGGCGAAACAATCGCCTCAATTACCGTGACTAACCACGGTATGAAGATCGAAAACGGTGATCTGCGCGCAGACGATGCGACAACCGTTGTCACTGATCCTACGGCCTCGACAGCATGGAACGGCACTAATGCAGCTGTAGACATGACTCTGGCAGCAGGTGTCGAGCAAGCAGCGCGCAACCTACTTCGGCGTGCAACTGAATTGCCGGTACCCTCACGCGTCACTATCGAGCCTTCCCATCGCTCTGGCCCTAAGAATCGTCTCGATCATATGAGCGCAGCAGCAGTCCTCGATCCCCTCACCTCAGCTAGCGTCGCAACGCGCGGTGACGCTCATCCCACGGTAATTACGCGCATCGGCCATTCCATTACCCCTCGCACGTGGAAAACGACACTCACACTTGTAGCAAACAGATAAGGAGACGCGATGAAAAAGTTTGTACCCGGCGAACTCGTTCGCGCTGAGGAAATCAACGCGAATTTCTCAGAACTCTATACAGAGCAGACAGTGACGCTCCCTGTCTTTGATGGAGCTTGGCGACACGATCCCGGCGGTGGTGTAGCGCGCACGGTAAACGGCACTACGCATCTGAGTATTAGCCTCGTGCGCACAGGATCATCCTTCCATATGGGACCCGGTGGAATCATCGACGTGATGCGCGTGAATAACCTCGTGCGCGTGCCTTCAACGCGTGAATGGGTGATCTGCGGCACGTTGTTTGGCCCCGGAATTTGGCCTATGCCGGTATTTCTCAATAACGGATTAGTGCGCGTTTTGTGCTACGGAGACGTTGATATTCAAAACAATGGAGCGTACCGAGGGTATGCAACGTGGACGGTAGGTCAGCAATGACACGAATCGAGCCTAATTGGGCTGTAACTGATGTGCGTCAATCTGAGAACTACGACGAGGGCCGTCCCGCTGGACCACCTACCGGAATTGTGATCCATTGGTGGGGATTGCCTGAGTGGAATCAGACGCATGATGGAGTCGTAGATTTCCTATGCAACGGCAATCGCAGTGCACCAACCTCAGCGCACTATGTGGTCTCTGCAGGCCGTATTACTCAGATCGTCTCTGATAACGATCGTGCATGGCACTGCTCAGGTAACAATCTGCGCACCATCGGCATCGAGTGCCATCCGGAGTGCACAGACGAGGACCTGCGCACAGTGGCAAAGCTCGTCTCAGCGATCCGCTTTGAGCACGGCTATTTGCCCCTGTCTCGTCACTGCGATCACTTCCCCACCGCCTGCCCCGGAAACTATTCAGACAAGCTCGCAGAAATCGACCGAATTGCAAACGAAGGAGAATTTGACGAAATGCAACTCACAGACCGCGTAACTCGTCCCGACGGCCATAACGCTAGCGTCGCAGATATTCTTGCCTATCTTGATATGCGCGTGGAGCGCATCGAGCGTGCCCTACTCGGCGGTGTCGAAAAAAAGGGCTCAGATGGCAAGGGCACTGGAGCGATGACTAACCCCATCGATGAAACCGCGTGGAATGCGACGAATTTCAGCCGCGTTTACGACGGCATTTCAGCGCTTAACACGCGTCTCGACGATCTTGCCAAGCTGATCGAGGCAGGTGCGAAGTAAATGGAAACACCTCAGTATGCGAAGTGGCTTACACCTCAGCTACGCGCATGGCTCTACGGCATTACGACAGCCTTAGTCCCGCTGCTCACCATTTATGGAATCGTCGATCAAGCTACCGCACCACTGTGGATTGCTCTCGCAGCGTCGGTCCTTGGCACTTCGACGGCTCTCATGCATACCCCACGCGCAGATAATGAACGCAGCAGCTGAGCTGATAA